CAGTTTCTACTATGCTTGTAAAGTTATCTGATTCAAGTAAGTGATTATATAAATCATCAGGGTGCTGTCTTGAACCAATTACAACAACAGCAGTATGTTCCTCTTTACGACTAGATAGTGTAGTAGTCCACCATTGTCTTGTACTTTCTCTAGCACCAGGTTGCATAGTAGTTTGGTGGTCCTCAATGTCGTCTGCAATAATTATGTCACAGTCACGTGATAGAATCTTTCCACCCTTACCTACAGCTACCATAGTTGGAGATTTAATACCTGCAACTGTTCTAGTACCTACAGTAAATTGGTTTTGTGACCAGTTTTTACCTGACCTGTTATCTGGTTTAAATGATTGACCAGGTGGACAAAAATCTTCTCTAAGTTCTTCATTAGTATCTAGTACGTCAAGTACAGCAGATAATGCATTTTTAGCTATGTCTTCGTTACCACCTACCCACATAATACGTACGTTAGGGTTTTTACATATTTGATATACAGCAAAGTGTATTAATAACTCTGTCTTTCCATGTCGTGGGGGTGATAGTATCAATAATTCTTTACCGTGTTCTATAGAATCTATAATGTTATTAATCCAGTTAGTGTGAAATTCTGCGGTGTCATAGTGTTTTCCTAGTTCTGTTCTAAAGTATTTGTGTCGGAAGTTCGAAAAATTTTCTAATGCTGCTTCTGCATCTGCTGATAGTTTCCAATCTTCTGCTGCTACTGCGTTTCTACTGTCTATCTTGTAGGCAGCGAGCATGCGACTGACAGTAGCTGGGGTGCAGCCAAGGAGGGAAGCTGCGTTTGCTACTGTCATGTCGCCAGTTGCAACTTCTTCGGCTATACCTTCGCTTACGAAAGCTCGGTAATATTGCCCTCTGCGTACAGAAGCATAATCGCCTGTATCAGCATTATACTCTTTATTGATGGGCTTGGTGTCCACTTTGTCATTATGTCGCTTGTCACGTGCAAATTGACGCTTCTGGCACGTTCCTGAACAGAATTTTGTTTGTCTACCTCGTAATTTCTTTCGACAACCCTCTGCTATACAGATTACATTCTTTGACACTATTAACTAACTTTCCGTAGATGTTTGTATAGTGAGAATTATATGCTATAGTTTCATTAAATACAAACACTAAACAGTAGTATTTTGTTACAGGTAAAGCGGTGACCGGGACATCAAAAGCTGCTCACAGAGTAATCTGTACACTAGAAAGACAAAGGCAGTACCCAAGGACATTAAAAAAGGTTTAGTCAGGACTGGTACATACATTGCCCGCTCCTGCCCAGAAAGGCAACTACTATAAGGCTTTTATCTGTACGAAAGATTACCAACATATTTTTTAGACCTTACGTTATATTATAGAACACCTTAGATTGACATTAGGTAGTCATACTGTATATAGGATTACAGATTTCCGAACACTATACTTTAGATTTAATCTAGAGTATGGAAATCTGTAACCTATTTACTACAGTATGACAAGAATACAGGGTATTCTTTAGTGAAATATCATACCCTATCCCTATAATGAAATGCTAACCTTAACTAGATATTTCACTACCTAATTCAATCTCTGTGCTTGCACAGTCGGCTACCTTTCATCTTTTGTATGTTGTTAGGTGTCCGATAAATCTAACTCTACTCTTTGCTTAATGCTTCCGACACAATATATTAATCTTACTCTCACGCCTTTCTATAGTCTTTAAGAAACTCTTTATGAGTTTCTCTTAAAGACAGAAAGGACAGTGAGAGATATGATTAATTGTATATTGTGCGGTGAAGCATTCACAAGCAAAGGTAGTAGAGTTCATGATTTATCATGGGACACTGCTAACAAAACATACAAGAAAGATGAGAAAGGTATGCCGAAAACCTACGCTTTAGCAATTCACAGAGATTGCTATTGGCAGAAGTTCAATGCAGCCAAGGAAGTTGTCGGTTCATAACCGACACTTCCTTTCTCATTAGGAAGGACTGGATACTACATGAAAGGCCGAATTAATACTATATTCTGTGGATATTGTCAAGACGAAGTCGCAGACAATGACAGATATCAAATACATTTATACAGCAAAGGTATATCTATTCCAGCATACTTGCACAAGTCATGCGGAGGAAAGATAGATAACTTAGGCGAAAATGTATGGCATTTTCATAAGTTATCTTGGACATATCAAAAGAAACTAAACAAACAAGATACGTTATTTTAAGAAAGGAAATTATGAATTACGTAAATGTAGAAAAACTAAATGATGCAATCGCAGAGATTGGAAGATATGTTAATGCCGATACTATTAGAACAATAGAGAAAGCATTAACACAAGGTATCCAAGATTGGTATGACAAACAAGCAGATGGATTAGCCGAATCAGATACCAAAGCATTGGGAATAAAAGTATTCGATGACTATGAATTTGATGAAGTCCCATTCTAAAGTTACGCACAATATGATGAGTGCCGACATGAATATGTTGGCATTCATCCAAATGGAATTAAGTCATGGACATTTTGACCATTTAATTATTGGCGTATCTCTTATTATCATGGAAAAAATTGTGTCTTTCTTTCTTTCTTTACGGAAAGTAAAGAAAGACTTTATATATATAAAGGAAGGAAATATATGAGTAAAGAATATGTGCCAGTAGATTGCGGTGTATGTCATACATCAATTGACGCATGGCGTGATAGAACATGGGCATCAGTGCCTATTGATGGTAACTTGGAAAAGATACCATTTTACTTACACATTAATTGCGTAAGAGAATTACATAGAAAATCTGCAGACTATGTAAAGAAGGAAGTAACTGCAGAAACTAATACAGATAAGGAAGGAACTGTATCCACTACTGCACCGGTAGAGGAAACTGTATCTGTATAATAAATACGGTGTATAGCTTGCAGTCTATAGATTATTCTATGGACTGCTGGGTATATTATACCATAAAGAAAGGAATAAAATGCGACAATATACAGACAGTGCAGATGCTATCAAAGCATATGCAGAGGAAGTTGACTTTGACTTTACAAATGTAAAGGTTGAGGAACTAACCGAAGGCGAAGATAATGAGAGAGGTGGATTAAAACTTGCGTTTAAAAACTACCAAGGTGACGACATGGAAGTAACTGTTATACATACATGGTTTGATACCTTTACTGTTACATTTTGGACAGAAGAAAAAGGTAGTGAAACTATGCAAGATATATATTTCCCAGAATTAATAGAACTATTCAAGAGTTTAAAAGTTGCTTTAACCGGAGTAACAAAAAATGAATGGCAATCTATATTAGGTATCGAAGAATGAATATAATAACATTAGAAGAATTTATAGAACAAGGTAGTTCTATAGATGATTATTGGAATTATTTAAATACATTAGAGGAGGAATAATGAACTGTTCACATAAAAACATAGAAGGAAAATATATTAGTAACCCAAACGGAAAAGATTATTCAATAGAAATATGTATTGATTGCGGAGAACTTACAGAGGTAATAGTATGAGTAAATATAAAATATATTTTATAGGCGAACGTACATACACAGCATCAAGTGAAGACCAAGCTATACGTATGGCGGAAACACACCTAGAAAATATACCACCACAATTTAAATTAGATATAGGAGGTATACGTAGTGAAGACTAATAAAGAACATTCAATGTATCCAAGTTATATATATTGGAAAGAAAATGAACGTACAATTAAAGATAGAATAAAGGTAACATTTGAATTGGATTACGATATAAAATGAGTAGCCCAACTGGACAACCTTACCCACAATGTTACAAATGTTTAGAATACACAGAGTATCCATTAGAAGAAGATGAACTTTGTTTTAATTGTAACGATATCTAAATGAATACTTGGCGTTCTTTTCTTTTTCTTTACGGAAAATAGAAAAGAACTTACTATTAATAAAAAGAAAGGGAACATATGACTATTGATGACAAGCTAGATAATCTAACTAATACACAGTTACGTACTGTTATTAAGTGGACACTAGCAGATACACATAATGCAGCTAAAAATTACTCAGGACTTGATGAGAGAGTCAAGGGTTGGTGTGCAATGCTTAATGAAGCTATTGAATATCAAATTGATAAAGCTGTTAATAAAAATAATAGAGAGGAAGAATAATGAGTACTACAGAAATATTAGATAAAGTTAAACAATTATCTATGCGTATAAATATATTAGCTGATATGCAGTTATTAATTATGGAAGAATTGGGTAATAAAAATCCAAGGTTTCAAGCAAAAACTATAGCAGCTATATTATCACACGATAAAATTAGAGAAGACTTTACTGAGTTCATACAAACTGAAGAAGGTATGTCAGATAATAT